TATATAAGAAAATTAAGGTTTTATTATTTAGGAATAAATATAACATCTACTCCATATACTTCTATTTTCATATCATTAAATAATTCTACATTTTTATATATTTCATTATCTTTATCCAAACTTGCAAAAAAACCATTATCATCTGTAGACATTACTGTACCATAGTCACCATTTAATAATTTGATATCATATACACCTGGTAATATATCTTTATCTTTACCTACAAAATAATTACCATCATCTTTTAATTCTACTTCTATTCTAGTATCTTTAGTTTTAACAGGTTCTTTAGTTTCTATTGGTTTTTGTGTTAGTTCTACAGTTTTATTATTTTTTACTTCTTCAACTAATTTATTAAAGTCTTCTTTTGTTCCTGCTGTATATGTTATATCTTGATATTCCCCTGTACCAGTTAATATATTAGTTGTAATTGTGTTATCTTTTATTATCCATTCTGCTTTTGTTAATCCTTCTATATTATCTAATAACTTATTACCTTTTATTTCATATGTTCCTACCCATTGTATTCGTCCTAAATCTTCCGACCAATTAGATAATACTAATTCATTTGTTTTATGATTTAATTCAATACATTTTACTGTATCTTCATCTAATCTATAATAAAATTCCTGCAATTCTGGTGTACCCTGGTAACAAAACAGTATCATACCCACAATGATTAATATACCTACAATGGACATTATTATTATATTCTTTTTCATTTTAATTACCTCCTTCCAATAATAAATTATCTTTTAATTTTACATTTTTAAAACCCCTAAATTTTTTATCATATTTATTTGCTTTACAATTTTCAGTATAATATGTAAGATTGGATTCCTTCATAGCAGTTAGAAAATAATTTCGTCCTAAAGTATGGTATTTATTTTTGTCACAATATATTATATAATATCTATATAATACTACTGACTTTATATCACTACTAGATTGTGTAAGACAATCTGTAATGAACGATTGGACTCCATTATCTTCTAATAATAGAAGTTTTGGGGTTCTTTTGGTTCCTTTGACTCTTTTGACTCTTTTAGCTTTAAATATTTCTTTCACTCTTTCATCTACTATTTTATTAATGTCTTCATATGTAAGTTTTAATTTCTTTTCACATTCAATAAAATATCGTCTTGCTTGTCTTCCTTTTTCATTTCTTTGTAACATGGAAATTTCTTTTGCCATGTCTAAAGTTAATTGATGCTCAACACGCTCGAAAGTCCCTAAAATTGGTTCCCCATTTTTGGGGTGGCGGAAAACAGTGAAGTCCAACCCTTTTTCAAAGCCATAATCAATCATTCTTTTCATCCAAGTAGAATAATCTGCTCCAATTTCTAAAAAATTATATAAATCTCTACCTAAAACAGTATTTCTTTTTTCATAATTTACTTTTATCAATTCATTCATTTTCTAATCCTCCTGGTGTTCTAATAATTTTCTAATTACTTCACTATAAGATTTTAAATCATAAGTAGTTTTTAATTTACTTAATATTGCTCTATGCTTTGAATATAAAGATATTGTCATGTCTTCCTTTTTCTCTTTTTTTGGCTTATTTACTACTTTTAATTTTAATTTTTTCATATAAACAACCTCCTTTTTCATTATCTTAGCATCAAAATTTACTCTTGTCAAATATAGTAAAAAACGTGTAAAACGTGTATAACACGCTTTTTTAGGAAAAAAAGCGTGTTAATAAATTACAAGGGTAAACTTAGCAACTAAAAAAATCATAGCAAACAAATGAATCCACAGCAATTTTTAATTACTATGGATTCATAAGGTTTACTAAAAAATCTACAATTTAATTATAGTAAGGACACAAAGAATTCTATATACATAATATAATCTATTTGTATTTTTATCAACAAAAAAATTATATAATCCCAAAGAAAGTACATTATTTTTATGTTAACTGGTATAATAAAAGAAAAAAAGAGAGGATTGATAATATATGGCAAGTACTTTTTATACATATGGTCTTCTAGCAAGTAAGTTATTAGCAGGTGATATTGATTTTACTAATGATACTATTAAAATCATGATGACAACTAGTAGCTACTCTCCTGACCAGGATACACATGAATTTAAGGACGATGTAACCAATGAAGTCTCAGGGACAGGATATTCAGCGGGCGGAGAAACATTAAGCAACAAAAGTGTCGGTTATACAGCGGGAACTAATGTTACTAAAGTTGATGCTGATGATGTAACATGGTCATCAAGTACAATAGCCAATGCAAGAATAGCAGTAATATACAAAGACACGGGAGTCGCTGGAACTAGTCCATTGATTGGTTATACTGATTTTGGAGCAGACAAAAGCACTGAAAGCGGGGATTTCATAATACAATTTGATGCTGATGGTATATTTACACTCACAACAGGGTAGGTGATTTAAATGTCAGAAGCTACCTTACAACCAGATAATACAACGGGTCAAGATTCCTATATTAATTCTAGTTCGCCAGATACTAATTATGGTAGTAGTTCTATCATGTATATACAAAATACAGATAATCAACCAAGTTTTATTAAATTTAGTGACCTTACCGACTATATAGGAAAAGGATATACAATAAATAGTGCTATATTAACCATATATAGTATAACGGGTTCAGGTACTATAAATTTATACAGACTTACCAGTGATTGGGACGAATCAACAATAACATATAATAATCAGCCTTCTGTAGATGGAACACTTATTACAAGTGCCGCCAGAGCTGGATCAGGTTATAACAATTTTACGATTACTGATTTAGTACAAAATTGGTGTAACGAAACATATTCTAACTATGGAGTTGTATTAAAAAGTTCTAATACTGGATTTGCTAGAACCAGCGAATATATTACAGATTCAGCATTGAGACCAAAATTGTATATTAATTATACAAGTGAAATTATTATCGAAACAACTAAAACAAATATAGATATTAATACAACATCTATAACTGTTACCAGAAGTTCAACAGGTATAACTACAAAATCAGATGTAACTATTAGTACTAGTAATATTAGTCTTTCATTAAATAGTATTTTTCAATTGACTAAATCAAATATATTAATAAATACACAAGATATAATACTAAGTCTAGGCTTTAGTACTACCACAACTAAATCAAATATATTAATAAATACAACATCTATAACTGTTACCAGAAGTTCAACAGGTGTAACTACAAAATCAAATGTAACTATTAATACCAGTGATATTAATCTTTCATTAGGTATAACTAAAGTAACTACAAAATCAAATATAACTATTGATACTATAGATATTGTTGTCAATATAAATATTCGAAATATATTATATTCTTTTTATGCACAATCTTATCAAAAAACATATTATGTAAATAATATCAACAGGACTTTTAATTTAAGACAATTAGATAGAATTTTCTACGTCTAATAAATAGGTGGTGATAAAATGGATAAATTTGTAAAACAAGAGAATGAAAAATTCACTATACAAATTAATTTTACAAATATTCTAACAGAAGACGAATCTATATCAAGTTATACGTTATCAGCCATTAATAACAGTACCTTAGCAGATGTTGAGTCTACTATAATAGATTCCTCAAGTTTAAGCAATGACATAGTATATATTAAAGTAAAAGGTGGTACAAATGGAACTACTTATAAATTAACTATTTTAGGTACTAGTTCAATAGATAATGTATATGAAAAAGATTTATTAATGGAAATAGTAAATTTATAATATAAAAACAACAAGTGAATTGAATATTTATGGAAAAGGTGTTTTAATGGAAATTAAAAATATATAGAAAGGATTTTTAGTGAACAAAAAAAAAAAGGCCATCTAATAGATGGCCTTAACAGTCTAAAAAAAATTCAAACAGTTGACAAATTTTCCAGATTACTATTATAAACAATGTAACTGGAAAAAATATAATCGCTAATAAAATTAATATCGCTTTCATTATAATATTTTCTCCTTCACTTCTGCTATTTTAGCAAATATACTAGTTTTCCCTGTAAGTCTCATTAATTCTTTATAAAATGAATCCAGTTTATCATCATTAAAACCCATCGGGTTCCTTACCTGGAAACTTTCTTCTGATTTATTCTCTAGTTTATTTGTGAGTGAGTATTTCTCACAAATCTTAAAATCCTTTATGTAAATTACCTCATTGTGTTTTAATGGTTTCTTTTTTTCAAATGGTGCATCATAATCTAAATTATCTACCATTTCAGTCCAGGAAAATTCTATTTCCTGTCCTTCCAAAAGATATATATAATTATAAATATCATGTATTATATATTCTTTCATTTTTTGACTATCATATTCATATGATAGCCAATCATATAATAAAGTCCTTATTTCCCTTGATGTCATTGATTTAATTTCTAAGTCATCCTTACCTTTTATAAACTTATTTAATTCTTGTGCACAAGTAACTAGAGTATCTTTAGATATCTTGTTTAATAACATTTGTTATTTCCCCTTTTTATTTTTATTTTTCTATTAATATAGAAATGCTTATAAGGCGATTTTCACGCCAAATAAACTAATATTTAATCATGCTTTAATTCTTTAATACCTACTAAACCCCATGTATAATAACTATCGTTATATTCAAAATTATCTCCTATCAATTCAGTTTGAAACTCTTCTTCTTCTTCTTCATTATCACTCTCAATTTGATTAATTTTTTTCATGAAAATTAATCTTGCCTCTTTTTCAGATTTAGTAATTTTAATTATAATTGGTTCTAAATCATTACTTCTGGGTTTGTCCTTATCAAATTCTACCTTATAAACCATATATAACATCTTTTTCATTTCTCCTTTTAATTTTTATTTTCCTATTAATATAGAAATGCTTATAAGGCAATTTTCATGCCAAATAAGCTAATATTTTATTTGTCTAGCACCATATCACATAAATCATTATATGCCTGTATATAATAATGATTTTTGCCTACATCTTTATATTCGTTTAAATCTTTCTTATAGTCTATTATCTTAAAACAAATTTCTTCAAATTCTATTTGGTCGATTTCAACATTAACAGTCAGATAATAATTTCTTAAATTCTTTACTATTGAAGTATCAAAAAGATTTAAAGTATAGTTATGTGCTAGATTAAACATAGACAATTTAGTATCCTCTTGTTGCTTTTTATCACCTGTCAATACTAGTTTCATATCTTCTGTTACTTCAAATAGTTTCTTATGTTTATAATAACTATGAAGTTTATCATAATAATGCTTGTAATTAGATTCCAAAATTGCACACTCATTATAAATTTTGAAGTAATTTTCTCCTGTTAATTTTATTTTACCCATTATTTTTTATTCTCCTTTTTGTTTAATCTATGGATAATTATCCATGAAATAACCTAGTAGGCTTTAACACCTACTAAGCTAATAAATTAAACTGTTTGTCAAAATCTTTATCAACTAAATTAATTAATTTAAATTCCAGTTTCTTTAATTGCCTTAAATCATATGGTTTACTAGTTTCAATTTTAAAGCTAAAATTAAGTCTATTTAACAAATTATTAATTGATTCTAGTATTTTATAGTATTGATATATTTCTTTTAATTCTACGCTTAATTTTACCCTTGATTCATAAATTAAAGCTAATAAAGAGTTTGACTTAAAATTAATAATAGAACTATTTAAAACCATTTGTATATTAGTTTTATCAAGTTCTATTATGGTTAGAATTTCTAATATTATTTCTAATCTCATTATAAAACACCTTCTTATATTTTATAATTTAAATCCATTGTACATTTAGCATGTAAATGATTTATATCACTATCTAATAGGATAAAATTAGTAAACCTTAAATCATAGTTTACTATTAAATCATTATCATTATTTCTTAATGATAAGATATGTTTAGATAATGAAAATCTTATATTAGGATAATTATTCTCAAAATATTCTAATATGTCTTTATAGCTATTGAATAACATGATTTATACTCCTTTCAATATAATTATTACTAATAATATTGGTATACCTATGATATTTAATAGTGCATACACATTGATAATATCAAATACAACTAATAAAATTTTATTATTTATATCATTTTTTAAATATTTTAAAATTTTATAAATTAATAAATATATTATGAAAGTTATTATTGATTTAAAAAATAATTCATTATCCATTATTTTAAAGTCTCCTTTTCATTTTATTTATTAATATGATAAATGTAGGTACTGTAATACATACAAATATCATGAAACATATGTTTCTAAATAATTCTACTTCATTTTTCATTTTTTTATTCTCCTTTTCTTTTGTACTTAAAAATCCTTGTAAACTTTGATATTCACAAGGATAAAATTTTAAAAATCTTTATTATAATTATCTAAAATATGACTTATTTTAAATGTATAATTTACTGCTATGTATATTATATATTTAACATGATTAAAGTCTTCTTTATACTCATCCCTGAAATAGTGATGTTTATGATGATGTTCTCTTACTATTAGAACATTATCACTTTGATACATGAGTCTATTGTCAATAAACTCACACTCACCAAATTCTTGTAAATTTAGTTGTGGCATATCTTCTTTACTTTCTACAATCACAATATTATCTATTGTGATATCTTCTAATGATTTTAATATTTCTTTTAATTTAATTTTCATTATTTTTTATTCTCCTTTTTTTTAAGTCCTTTTAAGGACTGATAAAAGATTACTGCAATGTGACTTACAGTAACCTTAGTTACATTAGTATTTTAATGCTAATATTTCATCTCGAAAATAAATACTAAAATTCTTTCTACCATGTCTAATTACTTTTGTATGGTTGTATTGCATAGTTGACAATACATTCATTAAACTATTGGTGCTTTGTTTTAAGTCAGTTCTACCTATCTTTACAAACTTTTTATTGCTCAAGAATTGTAATGATAACAAGTATTCTTGTATCATTTCATAATAATTATCTTTATGATCTTGCATAAAAGACAAAACTTCTAAAATATACTTAATATTAAACCAGTCACTATCATGTAAAAAGTGATTGTTTACTATTTTTAAGTTTTCTAACTCAAAGCTAAAATGAGTTTTCAACTCATTATAATTTTGATAACAATTAATCTTATTATCAAATATGTTCTCAAAATCATATTCAAACTTTGACATTAATGAGTTCTTATATGCTACAAAAATGTCATTGAATAACATGTCATATTCGTTTTTTATTTCAAAATTATAATTATTAATATCAATTTTATATTTAGACAATATCCATTCAAATCTATTGATGAATACTTTTAATGTACTATCAGTTAAAAGCGGTTTGTCTAAAGACTTATTTAAGTCTTCTCTTAGATCACTAACTATATAATCTCTTATAAGCTCTTTAAGACTAAGTCTATCAGGTTTTGACTCAACATAAAACTTAGTTAAATCAATATCTAAATAATCAACCATTATACAGTCACTTAATCGTCGTCCTAAATGTCTACCATTTTTTAGACCTATAGTTACATTGTTTGTTAGTTTTAATTCATTACTCATAATTTTTATTCTCCCTTTTTATTTTTATTTTTTTTTAATACAATCCAGTACCACAAAATGACTTGTGATACCAGGAAAACTTAATGATATTTCATTATATATTCACAACGATTTTTAAGATAATTAGCTAAATAATATTCAAGTTCACAAAATGTTAAATCATAATTTTTAAATGTTTTTAAAAATTCATATGGAATATATATCCATGATTTAACATATAATTTCTTGCCATTTATAGAATTTTTGTATTCTATTGCATACATTGCCTTTAAATATTTACTAGTATTATTAGTAGTATCATATTCTAGTTGATTCGTAGGGATTACTTGAGTATGATGTAAATGGTTTTTGTATGCTTTATACCCATTAGATATAAAAGTATCTTTGTACCGTTTTATGTTATTACCATCTGACATGTCAAATAATAATATTGTTTTCTTTGTTCTTAAATTATCTATTGTTTTTTTCATGTTTTTTATTCTCCTTTTTGTTTTAAGTCCTATGGACTATTAGTAAAAAGTAATCACGCTTTGACACGTGATTACCTAAGTTTTTTATGAATTTTTATTAATCAGTTTCGATTAATAAAAACCCTTCATCATTTAGAAAATATTTTAAACATTGTAGACCTTTGTCTTCTATCTGTTTGCCGTTTTTATAGTGACCTAAAAATACAAAATCTTCTTTCAATCCATTGACTAATCGATATCTCATAATACCTATTGTATTTATCTGGTACATATATTTTGTATCATTAATAATATGATATTTATCAAATAAGCAATTAATATAATCATATATATTACTTTCTAATGTACTATTATCCATGTATTCAGAAAATACCTTCGATAACTTTATAATTCTTTTGTTTGTTAAACTATCAATTTTATTCATGTTTTTTATTCTCCTTAAAATTTTATTTTTTTCCCTTTATTTAGGAATACCCTAGTAAACTTTGAAATTTACTAGAGTTAAATTAATTACATGTTTGTTATGAAAATATCTTCATTGTCGATATTTTCGTAAATATCCTTTAAATACCAATCTGAATAATTCTCATTATCCAGTTCGATCAATTGGTCACCTGAAAAAAATACCAGGTATTTATATTCTTTCATAGTAAATATTTGTTTTTGCATTTTGTTTAATCTCATGTTTTTTATTCTCCTTTTTTTAAGTCCTAGTAAGGACTGATTAAAAGGTAATCACAATGTGACTTGTGACTACCATAATTAAATTATCTTTCTTCTTCATCCCTGTCTAATTGATATATTCCATCATCATCTAATATATTTAATTCAATCTCTAAAGTACTTAATAAAGGTCTTAAAGCGTGTGTTATTGTACATGCTTCATGTAGTTTATTTTCGTAATACTCTTTCAATATAAACCTTTTACCTTCATGGTCTTTAATTTCTTTTAAACACTTTTTAATTTCAAAAAAAGCCTTCCTATAAGTTTCGAAACTTTCTTTATAAGACTTCAATAGTCTTAAATATCCTTTGTTGTCTATTGTTTTCTCTTCTTTTTTAATTGTTTTTGGTATTCTCATAATTTTTATTCTCCTTTTTTAAGTCCTAGTAAGGACTGATTAAAAGGTAATATAAATTTGACTTTATATTACCCTAGTTTCCTAAACTGCTAATTTCTTTTTACTATCAGCTTTATTATTGATTTTTTGACTTCCATAAGTTGACCTTATTTGTTCCATTGACCACTCTTTTCTATTTCTAGAATAGCACCACTCAGGCCTATAATACCATTGTTTCTTTTTTGAAGCCCATTTGAAATTTAATGATTTCAATAAATCTTTAATTGGTTTAGTATTTCCTGATATCCATAGATACCAATTACATACTTCGATTTCAATGTCGTCAAATTTTATCAGTTTAACTATGATATCTTTGAATAACTCAGCTTCATATACTTGACTATCTGCTTTTTTAGTTGATTTAGTATCTTTTAAGTCCTTAATAGCCATGTCATATTGACTATTAATTTCTTTGATAATACTATCATCAACATTTTTATTGATATCTGGATGATATTGTTTTACCAATTTCCTATAAATGTTTTTTACTTCGTCAATGTTTGTACAATCTTTAAAATAATTCATAATTTTTATTCTCCTTTTTTTTAAGTCACTTGGACTAATAATATCCTCGTAAACTTTAACATTCACAAGGATAAAAATTTACTGTAATTTTAATTCAATCTCATTATCTAATTGAATCATATCATCTAAAAATTGAGCACTATACTTTCTTTCTAGTGTTGATAAGTATTCATAAATACCTATCAATATTTTTTTATTCCAATTGGGATTCAAATACATATGTAAATCCCTTATTTGAGTTATATCTCTAGTTTTCTTAGTTGCTATTTTTTCAATAGTAACTAAAATTTCTTCTAATTCTTTGTCATCCCCATAAAAATTAGAATGAATGCTTTCAATAGCATAATATAAATTTTTATTAATATCTTTTTTTGTCATGATTTTTATTCTCCTTTGTTTTAAGTCACTTGGACTATTAGTAAATAAGTATTCACAATTTGACTTGTGAATACCTGAAATTATACTATTATTAATTTTGGCTTTTTACCTGTTAATTTATTTGTATGCTCTATTGATTCTAATACAGCATTATAATACATAGATTCATGGAAACTTAGGTATTTATTATTTCTGCCGTAAATTACCTTTATTGTATTTTTGCCAAATATCATCAATACAGGTATTTTTTTAATTCTATATCTTAATATAATCGCTTTTTGTATCATTCTTTTAAATTTAATCATAGTTTTTAATCTCCTTTTTTAAGTCCGTAGACTATTATTTAATAGGTATAAAGGAATCGAACCTTTATTAAAAACACCAGTTACCACGATTTTTTTACATCCTTATGTCTTTTGAGAGTTATCAAAAACCAAAAAAACCCGTTTACCCTCGATTTTAATGTATTTTAGGAGAAAAATAAAAATTTGCTTCTACTAAATAAGTTTGATAGACATTGCCTGAAATGGCTTGAATTTGCCTTGTCATCCATAGACTATGATGACTTGAGTTTATTTAGTACTTACGATTTATATGTTTACTGTATTTTGCTAGATATTCACCAGGTACATGACCTGTCTTGTGGTTTACGCCCCTCAGTCGCAGCCTACAAGTAAAGAGTAGATTTATTATGACTCAATATTTAATTTTCAATGTTCATTTTGTAAGTATCATGTTGACAATTATTATTATATTATACTTTTTACAGAATGTCAACACTTTTTTTGAAAAAATGTAAAAAGTATAACAAATTAGTATTAATCTATGTTTTGAGGTTTATTTTTTCCAATTTTCTAAATTTATTTTTATTTTTTTTAAGATTTTTTTTGAAAATAAAAAAATAAAACGGATAACCCTTGATATAACAGACTCATAAGGTTTATTTACATTATTTTTTTCTTTTTAGAATTTTTTAAAAACGTGTTTTGTGTGTAAAATATACGCTTTTTACACTACTTTGAAAAACCTGGAATCCATTGGTATCAGAAGCTTAGAATGTATTCTAACACTATTTACACTCTTTTTATCCCATATAGAAAAATAAAAATAAAAATAAAAATAAAATATATAAAAATATTAAATAAGATAATTATTATTATTATTATTTTAAATCTGGTGGCGGTATGTAGAAAAAAAAAAGTGTAAAACGTGTGAAAATACTTTCCAGACTCCTGATACTAAGGAATTCCAGGTTTTTTAAAAAAGTGTACAAAACACGGTTTTAAAATTTCAAACACGTTTTTTTTTAACGATATAAAAATAAAAAAAAGGTAATAAACACATTAAATCTAGTAATACCAACGTTTGTCAGGTTTATTTTTTTTATTTTTTGTTTTTTTCGAAAAAAATAAGAAAAAGATAAAAAATAATTTACAGTTATTTGCAAATTTTCCAATTGAACAATTTATAATTTTTTCTTTCATTATATAGATAGGAAAAAAAATTAAAATCTCAGGAACTTTTTTTGACCTCAGGAACTTTTTTTGACCTCAGGAACTTTAGAAATTTAAAAACTTCAGAAACTTCAGAAACTTAAATATTCTGTAGAATTTTAGAATTTAATGAAATTATCCCCCGCGACTCGTTTTTACTGTTTGTCAAGGTATTTCCCAAGATTTCTGGAATTTTCTTTAGTTTTAATCGAGCAACATATTGTTGCTTATATTTTTAAAATGACATTTATCATAAATAATTCAAGATAAATGTCAATACTCTAAAAAAAGCAGGTGACCATTATTAAAATCCCAAAATATTTCTTAGCTTCCTGGGTTTCCCAGGTATTTCCAGATATTAGATTATATTTTTTACATTATTTCAAAAAAAGTATTGACATAGTGTAAAAAATATTATAGAATAGTATTAGAAAGTAAATAAATTAAAATTAAAGGAGATTAAAAATTATGAAAAAATCAGTATTAGCAATAATCATTAGTGTAGTAGTATTAGTAGGGGCTGTATATACAGCCGTATATATAGGCGGTTTTGATATAGCCCATAAGGTAGACGATACTGTTTACCATGACAGCGATTTTAATAACATTGAGGACGATTTGTACTTACATACTTTAATGTTCCATGACTTTAAAGTAATGATACCTAGCACAGATACATGGTGTATTATACGCGAATGTAGTACACCTACAGAGGAAGTAGTACATGTGTATAGTATCAATGTCTTAGCTTCCTATGTTATACCAATAGGCTTTATACTCTTAGGTATACTAGGGTTACTTAGGAAGTACCTGGATTACAAGGAAGCTAAGAAATAAAAATAAAAATAAAATAAAATAATTTTGTAACACAGATGTAATATTTTGATATGTATGTATGTTTTGGAAAACTTTGGAATCGTAAAAATTCTGGAGTTTTCCAAAAGCCTGGGGATGCCTCCCTGCAAAAAATCTACGCAGTATTTTTTAAATAAGTAGCTTCCAAAGTTTTCCAGGACATACATAAGAACCCTGAGAATCTTAGGAACCAAAAGTATTCAGTGGGTAAAAAGAACCAAAAGTATTCAGTAGGTAAAAAGAACCAAAGGAGGTGTGAAAAAAAGATGTTAATATTTTTATTAATGAGTATTATATTGATACAATGCAGTGTAGTTGCATTTTTAGTATATTACATAAAAATAATACAAGACAAATTGGATGAGCAAAGACTTATAAATGAATTAAAAATAATAAATGGTAATCGTGAAGAAGAGTTCACAAGTTTTCAAGAGTATTCAAAATCATTTGAGGAAGGGGATAAAACAGATGGGATTTTATAAATTTTATTTTATAGTATGTGATGGAGGTCATGAATATCAAAGGATATTAGACAAATATAAGTTAATGAATGATGATTGTAAATATGTAAACACAAGTATTAGTAAGAAATATTTATATAATAGGTATAAGAATTTAAGACACACAAAGTATCAAGTAACATATAAGAAAGGGATACAGATAATACCAGATTTTTGGTTCTGGTGTAATGAATATGAAATTGAGAAAAACTATATTAAAGAAAAAAAGAAAACAAACGAATTATTTGATGAAATAAGATGGAAACAATATAATACTAGGTTACATAAAATAGTAGGTACTTATTATAAAGATAATCTGATGTTTAAATATGAAATGGCAAAAACATTCAAATTATTCAGGGAATTAAAGGTTATTTATGATGTAGGAAATACATTTAGGCTTATAGAGTTTTTATTATCTGAAAGAGATAATGGAAGGGAATATAATGTATATGAAGCAATTAAAGAATACAATAAAATATTATCTAAAATTATTCCAAAAAAGGAAGAAGAAAAAATAGCAACATGAGAGGAAGGTAATGAAAATGAGAGAGAAAAAATATTCATTAAATATATGTCCAGTATGCAATAAAGATTGTTATGAAATAGAAGAAGGTAATGATTATGCTTGTGTTGACCCTAATTGCGAATTTGCAATAGGATTCAAAGCATACATGGATAAATTAATTAATGAAGAAGATTGTGATATATAAAAAGAAAATCCTCTTGAAATATTAGAGGATTTTTTAATTGAATTGGACTGTTCAAATTTAAAAATGTTTATATCAATTATATGTTACATTAATATTATAATAATGTAAATACCATGATATAATAAAATCAGATATTAAAAAAAGGTTTGGAGGTCATATGATATGGGTATGAGAGGTATGAAGAGGATAATAGATATAAACGAATTATATGAACAAACCTGGTTAAAATATAAAATGTATTCAAGTACAAATTATAGATTATATTGTCCTAATGGTATGTATATTATATTGAATGAGAAAGAAAATTATCTTGATGGTAAGTTAAATTACATATTACAAATTTATATTGAACCAGGTTTTAAGATAAAGCAATATACTAATGTAGATATAGATAAAAAGAGATTAAAGTATATCAGTATAGAAGAATACATAGACAATATGTTCAAAAAAGGAGAGGATATATATGGACTTAAGCGTGCTAAGTGATGTTACAGTTAGCAATTGGATTTATGATATAAATACCTATAAATTGAAAAGACTGACATATTGGATTCATAAGATACAGATATCTAATAATTGGCATCTAACTAATTTTAATTATAATTTGACCAACATTGACCTTAAAACAACAGATATTGAAATAGCTGAAAAAAGGTCAATGGTTATAATGAATAGCAAGATTAATATCATTTCAAATGCGATAACTAAATTAAATATATTTTCAAGAAGGTTATCAAATAAATCTATAGAATTAACACCTGAATTAAGTAAAACTGTTATAGATTTTACATCTAAATTAAGTAATTATAATATTTAATACAATAAAATAAGATAATTTATTAAAAAAGACTAAATTTTCTATAATATTTAAGTCTTTTTTTTGTTTTTTTACGTTTTTTATGTAACATAGTGAATTAATTTAAGATATAATGAAATAAAAGCATTGTATAAAGCTATAAGGAGGTAATTTTATGTCAAATGTATTTTCAGATAAATTTGATGATAATTTCACTAAATTTGTTAAGAATTCTGGTTATTACAAGTCTCATTTGCATTCTAGGGATTGTAGGATTTGTAAATTACCTAAGAAGATAAGAGAAAAAGTAGACACTATGCTTTTAGAGAAAGCAGATTACTTACAGATACAATTATATTTAACAGAACAATTCCCTAAGATATTTAAAACTACAAGTCATTTAAAAGAACTTATAGAATCACATAAATCTTATTTACCTTATATGTTAGAAGATGTCGCGATTAAGACAATTTTCAAGAGGGCAAAATATTTATTAGATAATAAGAATATACATGATTTATCTGCCAAAGAGAAAGCCAAATTAATAACTGATATAGAATCAGAATTAATAAAAGAATATGGAGATATGGAGAATGAAAGAATTTCATTAGTTAATGTTTTGTTTAAAGAGACAATGCCAATGATTTTAACTAGGTTACATGCTTCAATTATAGAGGGTTCTGCTAAAGATATAAAACTTTTGACAGAAGCAAGTAATATGGTGTTCAAGATGTCTACGGCAATGGCCGCTTATAATGTGTCGACTGATATAAAAGAAGACGAAAAACCAGAGGAAATGGACTTTTCAAAGTTGGATGAAGAACAAGAAAATAGTAATTACAAAAAAAATGTATTATCATTAACTGATAGAATAAATAAAGCAACTAAAGGAATAGTATGATGAGTAATACAAGTAAACCTATAAATGTTGTACATGAATACCCATTTCCAACAGATTATAATGATAGGTGGGAGCAAGAGACAATTGTAGTAAGAGATTGTTTTTGGAAAGCATCCTTACAAGAAAGGCGTAAGTATTCTAAATTGAATCCATGTATATTTGGGGAACAATATATCAAACCATATATCAGGCGATGGAACACTCATACTGCTAAACATCAGTATTATATGATGTATGAATCTTTAAAACATGAATCAATAGTAATCCATATACCTGTAGAACATGCTAAATCTACGTGGTTTAGTTTAGTATTGCCTTTATGGTTCTTAATAAATGATAGAAATACTCATGGTGCTATTTTATCTAATACTTCTACGCAAGCATGTAGTTTTTTATCTGCTATAAAATGGAACATTGAAAATAATGATAGACTAAAAAATGATTTTCCTGAACTACTACCAGACTATGATAGAAAATGGACAGAAAAAGAGATAATGGTTGTAAGGGATAAAGATATGCAGAGTAAAGACCCGTCAATAATAGCAAGAGGAACAGGTAATGCAATACTAGGTACAAGACTTGAATGGGTAATCGCAGATGATGTTTGCGATTTAGATAATACAGCAAATGAAATTCAAAGACAGAAGACTCTTAATTGGTGGAATGAAATAGTAGATTCCAGGGTTGTAGAAAATGGTAGAAAGATTGTTATTGGTACACTACAACATAATAATGATTTACTATGTACATTATCTGATAATAAGTATTATAAGTATATTTGCTTGAAAGCATTATCAGATAATAATATCCCATTATGGAGTAAATATTGGTCATATAGTAGATTAATGAAAAAGAAGGATACTATTGGTTCTCTGGCATTTGCTAAGGTTATGCAGAATGATAGAATGACTAGTAGTAATAAATCATTGAAGGCAGATTGGCTACAATTTTATGGTGTGGGTGAAAAATATAATTTTGATATAAAAGATGATGATGTTGATATTTACATTGCCATTGACCCAGCAATCGCAGATGATAAGACTACAGCAGAAAAAAGAAGATTGGATAAATTTGCATTAGCTGTCATAGGACTTGATAAAATAACTAAACATATGTTTTTATGGGATTATGATACAAACTATTATACATTTCCAGAGCAAATAAAGGTAATTGATAAATATTATAAGAAATATTCAAATATAAATACTGTTAAAAAGATTGGTATAGAGCAAGCAGCATTTCAGAAAGCATTGAAACAACAGGCTTTCTTGTTAAAATCTTTACCACCAGTAATAGGAGTAAACACAGGTACACAAAGTAAAGCTACTAAAATTGAGTCTTTTGGTGTATATTGTGAGACAAAGAGATTTTTCGTTAAGAAAACACATAATGAATTCATAGATGAATTCATAGAATTCGAGCCAGGTGGAAGGTCACCTAATGTTCTTGATGCTTGTACTGTAGCAGTCGCAATGATAAAAGGTGTAGCTACTGTTTCAGATATAAGGATATATCAAAAGAAAAAATTTAATTATAATTGGTAAAAAGGGGAGATTTATTAATGGATAAAGATAGATTAAGTGAAATAAATGAAATTTTGGACTTAGGTAAAAAAATTCTTGATATAGAAGAAATAATAAAATCTACAAAATATATGAAACAATATCAACAAATAATAAGCGTAATGAAGGGTATAAAGAATGATTTAGCGGAAGAAATAGCTAGTCATTATAAAGAACCTACATATTCAGTAGATAATTCTACTATTACAAAAGAAAATTCAAAAACAGAAGAGACTATATCAAAACCAATTTTAGGAGTAACACCAGAAATAGGTGTTAAATATACTACAGAAGAACCTTTGAAAAAACCAGTAACAGATAAAAATAAATATGAATCAAATATAAATAAAAAAATTAAAGAATCATTGAATAATAAAGAAAAACCTATAATAACAGATACAAATGATAAGATAGAAGAACCTATAATAAAAGAACCAGAACCAATAATACAACCAAAGAGAACTAAGCCAAATGCTTATACTAAAAAAAAGAAAACTACTACTAAAAAGTAACCATATAGATTTAATCTATAGAAAGGAGGAATTATGCCTAGTATATATGATTCAAAAGGAAATACATTAGTAAAAACTAGAAAAAAACCACCTATCAGAGAAATAGGAGGGACAGGAAGGTCATCCTCTATATATAAACAAATAACACTTGATACTGATGAATATTTATCTGCATTAAGATTCCCTCATGATGTTAGTATTTATGAAAAAATGGGTAGGTCAGATGCACAGGTGAAGGCAATTCTTTTAATGTTATCATTACCTATTCGTTCGACACAATGGTTTATTAGGCCAAAGGATGAATCAAGTAAAGCTAAAAAAATAGCATCTTTCGTAGAAGAATGTTTGTTCGGTGATTATGGTATAGGATTGCAATTAGGTTTTGATGATTTCATAAGAAATGTAACAACCATGTTTCAATTCGGGCATTCAATTTTTGAAAAAGTATTCGAAGTAAAAAAAGGTCAATATAAATGGAAAAAGTTTGCTGTTAGACCTCAATCTACTATATATGATATATATTATGATGATGTAGGAGATTTAAAATCAATAGACCAATATATGGTTCATAATAATTGGCAAACAATTAATATACCTGTTTCTAAACTTTTGTTTTTTTCACATGACATGACACAAGGTAATGTAAGGGGAACAAGTGTTTTAAGGGCAGCCTATAAACATTGGAAAATAAAAGATTATCTTTATAAAATTGTTAACATAGGAATTGAGAGGAACTTTGTAGGTACTCCTGTTTTGACATTACCAGAAAATTATACAACAGAAGACAAGGAATTAGCAGATGAAATTGTAACAACATTAAGAAGCTCAGAGTATGGGGGTGTTAGATTACCTGATGGATTTATATTAGAAATGTTTGAGGGTAAAAGGACACTAGCAGATGTACAACCATATATTGACCACCAGGATTTAGCTATTACAAAATCAATTGTAGCACAATTCATGAATTTAGGTTCAGGCAATTCAACTAGTGGGTCTTTTGCATTGTCTAGTGACCAATCGGAAATGTTCTTGATGATGTTGGATTCTGCAGCAAAAAATATCTGTAATATAGTAAATTGTCATGCTATACCTGAATTAGTAAGATATAATTTTGCTTCTAATTTATTCCCAATATTGTCATTTAAGCCTATGAATTCAACTAAACTTATAAATGGCTTGAAAACTTTGGTTGATGGTAAAATATTATTACCAGATGATGATTTAGAAGTTTATATAAGGGACATGTTAGATTTACCAGAACAAAACCCAGCACAATCTAGGGAAGAAGCAATTGAACAATTTAAATCAAATCAATTAAGTTTGCAGCAAGGAAAACAAGAATTAGGTAATAAACCACCAGAAACTAATAAATCTAAAAATCCTATAGAAAACAATAGTAAGCAGGCACAATATAAAGATAAAATAAAAAATGATAATATAAATAAAAAAATGAAAGATTTTTCCAATACAATTAAGTTTTCTGAAATATCTAAAGAATCAATAGATATATTAGAAAATATTATTAAAAAACAACTTATTAAATTAAATGAAAAAGCAGAAACTATGGAAATTAATAGTCTTTCATCTATAAAAGTGCAATATAAAGGAGAATTGACTAAGTTAATTAATGATATATTAAAAGATGAATTAAAACTTAGTGAAACAAATATTAAATTTACTGCAAAATCTAATATAATTAGTAATTCTATATCAGAAAAAGTAAAATCAATGTTTTTAAATGAATTCATTGATAAACCTAGTATTGAAATAGATAATCTTACACAAGATATCATAAATGATTTATAAAATTGAAAAATATTTGACGAAAAATAAACTACTATGGTACAATATAGTCACTAAAGCATCTTATGTAAACAATTAAATCAACAAGTTTCGTCATTAAGTCGATTCGATTAAAAGTTTATGTAGATATTTAGCATTTCAGGCAATTTAATGAATCTTTTCATTGGAAGAAAAGAAGACAAATTGTATTAATAGTTTATTTTCGTGTTTAATTTTTCATTTTAAATAAATAAAGAGGTGGTTTAATGACAACTATAAGGCGTGTTGATGGTATTTATATTAAATCACAAGCAGGTAGTAGTTCTGTAGTAATTGAAAGACCTGCAGATACTACAGCATATACGGCAGGTGATGTAGTAGGTACAAGTCCAGCGACTAATTTAGAATTTACTAATATTTCACCAGAAGCAGCACAACATTTTTATATAACGGATGCAAAAATAGAAATTGAAAAATCAAGTGTTCCTGCAGGTATGAGTTCATTTACATTACACTTATATAATGCAGCACCGACAGCAATCGCAGATAATTCAGCATGGACATTATTGTTGGCTGATGGTGGAAAATATTTAGGAAGTATTCAATTTAGTACTCCTGTAGACTTAGGTACTACTTTAGTTTATTGGAAGAATAATATCAATATTAAAAGAAAATTAGCTACATCAAGTACAAGTATTTACGGTAACCTTGTTACTGATACAGGTTGGACGCCTGCAAGTGGAGATATAATAAATATAGGTTTAGAGACAGTAGGTGCATAAAATGTATAGTTCAAAAAGAATAAGATTGATGGGAAACCCAGGATATTCTATGCAAACCTGGAAAACAGATAATTTATCTGCAGGTTCTAGTAATAATAATCAAATTAAATTACCTTTAATTGCAACAGGTAGTTATTTATTTGTTGTTGACTGGGGTGATGGTTCAAGTGATTATATAGATACTTGGAATCAAGCAGAAACAACACATACATATGCATCTATAGGAACTTATGATATTACGATTGATGGAAAATGTTATGGGTGGAAGTTTAATAATTCAGGAGATAAACTTAAATTATTAAGTGTAGACAGATGGGGTAATGATTTTAAATTAGATGTGAATGGCAGTCAATTTTATGGGTGTTCAAATTTAATAATTAATGCTGATGATGAATTAGATATAGGTATTTCTACAGATTTAAGTCAATGCTTTAGAGCATGTACAGGTTTAACTAATAATCCTATTAAATTTAAAGATACTAGTAATGTTACTACTTTATGGGCTTGTTTTTATGGTTGTAATAATTTTAATGGTAATTTAAATACATTAACGACAGAAAGTGTTCAATATTTGAGTGATATGTTCGGTGAATGCCATGTGTTTAATCAACCAGTTAATCACTTTGATACTAGTAATGTAACGAGTATGTACGCAATGTTTTATGCATGTGCAAAATTTAATCAACCTGTTAATAACTGGAATACAAGCAATTTAACTAATATGGTTTCTTTATTTAATGGATGTGCGGTTTTTAACCAATCGGTTAGTAATTTTGATACTTCTGGTTGTTCTGATATGTACGCTATTTTCAATGGCTGTGCAGAATTTAATCAAAGTGTAAGCAATTTTGATACTAGTAGTGTTACAAATATGACTTACATGTTCAGAGATTGCGTAAAATTTAATCAAAGTATAAGCAATTTTGATACTTCTAGTGTTACGGTTATGGTTGGTACTTTTTATGGTTGTAAAGTGTTTAATCAGTCAGTTAGTAATTTTGATACTAGTAGTGTTACTGATATGTATGCAATGTTTTATAATTGCTTTGATTTCAATCAATCAATTAGTAATTTTAATACGGCAAATGTAACTAATATGGCTTTATTATTTTATGGTTGCCATAGTTTTAATCAAAGTGTAAGTAATTTTAATACATCAAATGTTACTATTATGAATGGAATGTTTCAATATTGTACTGTGTTTAATCAATCATTAAGTACATTTGATACAAGTAAGGTTACTACTATGAATAGCATGTTCGCGTATTCGCCAAACTTTAATCAAGATATATCTAATTTTAATTTAGAAGCATGTACCAGCATTAGATATATGTTTTATGCTTCTACAGGTTGGTCAACTGCCAATTATGATGCTTTCTTAATAGAGATTGCAACAAATCAAAATGTTGTCGATTCATTAATATTTGATTGTGCCAGTCGTTATACATTAGGAGGAGCGGCGGCAGCAGCAAGGGCTGACTTAATAGCAACTGATTTGTGGACAATTAATGATTTAGGAGGTGTGTAGATGCCATATAATAAAGCACCAGATAGAATTAAGGGTTTACCTTCCCATGCAAAGGATATATGGGTTGCTGCCTTCAATAGTGCATATAAGCAATATAAAGGTGATGAAGAAAAAAGTAATGCTACAGCATGGGCAGCAGTAAAAAAAGCAGGTTATAAAAAGACTGAAAAAGGATGGGTAAAAGCATCAGAAAATTTTTATTATA